ACACCGCCGGTGTCACGCTGCTGTCTGCACGTACAGCAGCCAGATCCGCTGCACCACCAACCTCACGCAATTCGAGATCCAGAGACTTGATCTGATCAATCCACGGCGTGAGTTGCATCAGATAAACCCGTTGCTCTTACCACGGCCAAACACACGGCCATCGGATTGCATCTGCGCGCCGTCACTGGGTGTCGCCGCCTGGCCGCCGGATGACAGGCCGAGGCTGACCTTGCCGGTGGCGACGGAATTGAGATACGCGATAGCGTCGTCTCGCCGCTTCTCAACGTTTTCCGGTGCACCGATGTCGAATAGTTGGTAGCGGGCCAGATCACAGCTCAAACCGATCAAAATGGGCAAAACAGTGCTTAGCGGCAGCTCATATCGACCTGCGAGATACCCATCAACCTGGGCACTTGCATCATTGATGGCCTGATCAAGCACTTGGTCATCAATCACGCCCAGGTTGTCGCGGTCGGTGAGCTGGAGCAGCTCTTGCTCACCGTAGCGGTCGATCATGTTCTGGCGGGTGCAGTACATTGGTGGTTAGGCCGTTATCTCAGAGTCTTTCACCACCAGCATGGGCTCGTTGCGCAAGGCTTTGAGCTGCTCGTCATCAATGGCATCCAGGGCAATACTGATGCCCTGGTGGGTGAAGTCGAAACCGGCACGGCGGAAACGGCCACCGGGCTTTGCACAACGCACAAAGATGGCGGGTACAGCCTCTTTTTTTGCTGCCTTTTTGGTTGCTGCCTTTTTGGTTGCTGCCTTTTTGGTTGATGCCTTCTTTTTTGGTGCGGCCTTTGTTTCGTTACCAGCCAGGTCTTTTTCGTTGGGGTTAGTATCGTTTGTCGATTCAGACATGATTTTCTCCTTGATGCCGGGGACGCCTATCCGCCCCGGCGCTCACTATTGGGGGTTACGCCAACCAGGGCACGACCAGGACTTCGACAGCCTTGTAGTTGGGGTTGTCCTCGCCGCCGTTAATCTTTTCGACATCGATCAACTTTTTAGCGGCGGAGCGGTTGGACGAGCCGACAACCAGGAGATTTGGCTTGGTGCCGAGCGGTCGACCCTCATCACTTTTGAGGCCCATCATGCTGCTCATGGCGGCGTCGAAATTGACCTGATCAATCGCAGCCTTGGAGCCAAAGGCCAGCTGCCAGAAACCGAAGCCGACATTGGAGCGGGCATCAATGCCGTAGCGGAACTCGTCGCGCATGAATACATTTTCGTCGTCCATGTTGGTCATGGATGTGAAGGCGTAGTCACGCCGGCGCTGGAAAATCAGCGGCTTCAGCGGCCGGCTGGTGTCTAACAGGAACCAGGGATTGCCGGCACCGGCCTGCATGTTGCTTACAGAGGTGATGCCTGTTTCTTCGTTACCCACCGGGTGGTCGGTGTCAAAGAAATACTGGCCGTCGTAGCACAGCTCGCTGAAGCCCTTGGGCAGCAAATCAAACACCAACTCGTCGGGATGGGTGTTGGCGGCGTGGCCCATCTCTTGGAATAGCGGATTGAAGACGCCGTAACTGTCGTCCTCGATATCGTCGCGTGACACACCGATGGTGGACTCGAATTTTTTGTTCTTGATCGCGTAGTCGTGCAATGCGATGCCTTTGATAACACGGTCACCCAACCATTCACGCAGGCGTGGGAACTGCCCCATCCAGCCGTATTTCTCTTCTTTGGTTGTGGACGGCACCAAGGTGGCAACACGCTCCCACGAGGTTTCACCCATTCTGAAGCCAGTGTTAAACGCCGTTTTGAATGCTGTGTAAATAGCGCTTAAGTTGCCCTTGTTGACCACGATGCCAGCAAAACCGATAACGCCCATTTCAGAGGGTGAGAACGCTCCAATGCCAGGCGCGGCCATCGCAGCGGGAACGACCATGCCGAGCGCGGCAACGATGGCGACCGCGACGATGGCAAACAGAGTAAGTGCTTTCATTTTCAGTTTCTCCTGATGATTTTTTTGATGCTGGATTAGCCAATATTGACCCAGACGCCAGCGCTGTCGACGGACTTGATGGTGCCCGCCACAGAGCGGGTGCCGGTACCGTCGTTGTCGGCTACAGTCTGGTCGTCGACGATATAGGCGGTTGCCTCAATGTCGGCAATAGTGATGGTGCCGTCGTTGGCAAAACGGAACACGCCAGTCATAACGGGGACTCTTAACGCGCCATCAATACCGGTACTGTTGTCGATATTTTCCTGGGCGATACCGCGCGCCTTAAGGCCAGTAGCCGCGGAGCCAGGCACCAGATAGCCGGTGCCGTTGAGCGCTACCAAGGCCCCGGCGTAAATAATGGCGGATGCGGCAACCGGATCGACAAAATCGATACCGTTCCGCCGTGGGGTGTTGCGGTCTGCGGTCAATGCAGTCATGAATTATTCCTCTTTTAATCGCTGTTAATCGCTTTCTAAATGCGGACCAGGCTTAAGCGGATTTGGTTTTTTTGTACTCTTCCGGATCAACGCCGGTGGCCTTGCACACCGCCAGTTCCTCTTCGGACAGGCTGCCATCACCATCGCCCTCCGGCGCGTTGCCGCCGGTCTGGCCGCCCTTAAGAGCAGCGATGGGAGTGGCGTTGTCGAGATAGGACTTGAGCGAGGCGATATCACTCTCGCCGAGGTCACGCGCCCACTTCTCCTGAGCTGGCAATAACTTGCCATCGCTCATAGCCACTTCCACCAGGTCATTTACTTGAGAGGTATTGATCTGGGTGGTCAGCGCGGCGACCTGCGTTTGCAGGTTCTGCACCACGTCCACCGGCACAAACTGGGCCGGGTCCGGTTTTCCTGGGGCCTTGGCTTTGAGTGCGGCAACAGCAGCCACCGGGTCGGCATCGCCGGTAACGCCCAATGCATCAGACACGGCGGTCTGCACATCGGCCCGGGCTTTGAGGGCCGTCATGGCCTGATTAATCTGCACCTCGGTGGCATCGTCTGCCAGGCCGAGCAGCGCAATGAGCTGTTCGCGGTTCACGGGTGTGTTCTCCTTTTCTTGAGGGTGAGGGTGAGGGTCGTCTTTAAAATTGAATCGAGCCGCTGCCAGGGCGGTCAGGTCCGACAGGCCGTCGATGGCCGGGAAATTGGTCAACGCGGCCATGACGATGCCGAGCACCTCGCCGGTGGCGGGGTCATAGGCGATCACCGGAGAAATGTAGCGGTATTCACGCGCTGCAATGGCGGCGCGGGCAGCGGCGGTCCACTGGAAGTTGGTGGCGAACAATCCTTCGCCCTCGCGCCATTGCATGTCCGCCCCTATCCACCAGCCGCCTGCGGGGGCTGGCTGGCCATTGGTTTCGGTGTGCAGCGTTTGATGCTCATAGTCGAGCACGAAATCACCCACCGCCTGGCGGGCGCGCTCGATCACGCGCTGGGCGATGGCGGCATCAATGCGCCAGCCCGACAGCCCCTTGGGACGGCCATCCCTCGCGCGGAACGTACCGGCGGGCGTGAGCTGGATTTCCGTAGGGACTGACCCATCAAGGTCAAATGTGCACGCTGCTACAGCGACGTGCCGGGTGGTCTGGGTAGGGCGTTTTGCTTGGGGGTGATCGTACATGCCGCCAGAGTAGCGGCGTAGTAGAGTGTGGCGGGGGAACGGGTTCCGGGGGTATTATCTTGGCGGAACGTTATCAGGTTACCGGTGATTTTGGCCGGAGGCAATGGATCAAAAACAGGAATTTAACAATGGCGAATTGTAATGTGTGTGAACTGGAACTGGCGGAAACAGAAGAAAGGTCAGGTATTTGCTTTAAATGCAAAACGAATCCAAAACCGGGACAACCGGCACATGTAGAACCCTATACACGAGTCATGCTAACGACTGAAATGCACATTGATAAACCGATTATAAAACGATTGGAGATCATTACGTCAGAGGCCGTCTTTGGCATGAATGTCTTCAAGGATTTTTTCACCGGCATGACGGACTTTTTTGGTGGCCGCAGCCAAACCACGCAAGACGTGCTAAGGCGTGCCCGCAAAGTCGTTTTGGATCAGCTCAAACAAGAAGCGCATGAAATTGGCGCTAATGCCGTCATCGCCGTTGACCTGAATTACAGTCAATTTTCAGGCAAAGGAAAATCCATGCTGTTTGTCGTGGCTAGCGGCACGGCAGTCGTCATTGCCGATGAGTTGCTTAATCAACCAACCGGCTAATTATTCCTCTGTC